ATATATTTGCAGCGTGTTTAAGATGTAAACAGCGCGCCAAATATACAAAAAAGGCGTGTGATTAGCGAATTTTAAGGATTAAAGAAAATGAAAGCAAAAGTAATTATAGCTCAAGCAACAGCCGAGACCGCCGAAGCTCTTTACGGACTGGTCAAGAAGATGGTAGATACAACAGCAATCAAGGCTTATCCCAGTGTAGATTATCAGGCAGTTTTCTTTTCAGCTGATAGATACGACTTAGACTTTGTAAAAAGAGTATTGGCGGATAAGTGCTTTTCTTTCAAAATTGAAGATGCAGAATAATACAATAAAATAAGTGAGTTTATGACACAGCAAGAATTTATGGAACGGACGGGGATAACCCCTACAGCAGAGGATTTTGATTACATCCATGCGGTTTATCTGAACACTTCGATGAACAAGGATGAGTTCTGCAAAGATTTCAAGAAACATGGGGACAGCCGGATTATCCGCGATGTTCATGTGCGAGTGCTGAACTATGAAATGAAATGTGAACGTCAAAAGGAAGTTATCGACAACCTGACCGATTTTCTGATTGGCAAGGCACATGCGTATGACGATACCGATTTCCGCAAAGAAGCGGTAGGGCTGGTCGGTGAGATGGAAGTGGTGAAACGGACCATTGAATTGGGGCTTCCGCTTTGGGATGAAGACAGGATGGTTGTCCTTTCGATGATAGAAGAACAAGGCAAATAGATTGCCGGATAACTGGCAGCCCGGAAAGACGGGCAGGGGCGGCAGGCACGGCCGGAGAGTTGGTAAATCGAAATAAGAAAGCGTAGAAAGCCGTCGGGGTTCGATTCCCCGCGCCCCACGATATAAACTTTTAAAATTTAGAGTTATGGCAAAGAATTTCAATCCGAGAACAGCAGAGAGTCTGTTCAAACAGAAGTTGCGCACGATGATAGGCAGTACGGCACATACGCAGAATATTGCCGACCAGGCGATGGAGCTGGCTGGACAATTCATGACGGAGGATGAGATAAGCAACTCGGATGCCTACCGGGTGATAGAGAATGTGAGCTGTGTGTGTGAGGAAGCGATGCAGGTGCTGGTCGAAGAACTGCAGAAAGGGACACGCCTTCATGAAATACTGACGGGTGATTAGGAAATAGCGGAAGCCGTTGAAAACCTTTGAACGAACGATAACGATTAAAAAGTATGACGATATGAGAAAGCAGATTTTGACAGATAACGAGACCAAGACCTTCTTGATGAAGACATTCGGATGCAGCCGTCAGGCTGTGTGGCAAGCACTGAATTTTGTCCGTGACAGCGATCAGGCGCGCCGGATACGCACTCTTGCCCTGAAGCGAGGCGGCAAACTGACTGACGGGAACTTCATCCCGAACTGCGAAACCACCTTCGAGGAGTGCGAGAAGACCATGACCTGCACTTTCGGTCCCCGTGTAAAACTCGTGGTCCACAGAAAGACCAATGATGTGGATGTGTACGTGGACGGAAAACGGACTGAAACCTACCAATGTGAATTTGTATCGGATTTCATGCAGCTGCAGCACGAGACCCAACAGATGGCATCTGCCTTATAAATAGAAATGAAATGGAGTATTATGGAAAGATATTGTGCATATCCTACAATGACCTGACTTACGATGACCGACCGGTGATGGTGAACGGAAAGGCAGACTACAGCAGAAGCCGCACGCTGAAAGGAGTTCATCCTTCCACTCTTTCCGAAGAAGAACTTGCTCCCATCATGTCGATACCCAATTACAAGAAGTTAGCGGCAAAGGAGAAAATCAATGTAGTTCGATCCGGAAGAGGTCTGGGAGGTTACGTTTTGGTAGAAATAGCCACCATGCCCCTACGGTTTCAGGAAAGGATAAAACTAAAATACGGAGATATGAAAGAAGACGTAATAAGAAACTGGCTCGGCAGCCATTACCACATCGATGCGAAAGCCCGGGAATTTTACACCCGGTTCCGTTTTGACAACGGAGATGCACTGCCACCGGAACACATCCAAGAATATACGGTAAACGCTTCGGTAATTGAGGCAGTGATGCGTGCCATGGAGGATGCCACGTTTATGCGAAAGGCCATGAAGGCCGGGCCGGTGAACTGGGGCGAACTGGCAGGAGCCATCAGTTACTACCAAGCAGAGTTCGGACATACCTTGCCTGTCAGTTCCAACCGCTTCAAGAAGCGTGTGAATGACTTCAAGGCCAACGGCTATGAAAGCCTTATCAGCCGCAAGTTCATGAACCAGAACCGCCGGAAAGTGACCTATGACATTGAACGCCTGCTGCTGAGCATCGATGCCCAACCGGAGCAGCCCTTCAATACCACCGTGTGGGAACAGTACAATCTATTTGTGCAAGGAGAACTGGAGCTATATGACCCCGAAACCGGCGAGGTGTTGAATCCGGCAGACTTTACCGACAAGGATGGAAATCCGCTGGTATTGAGCCCGGCCACAGTAGCCAACTACCTGAACAACCCCAAGAACAAGGCCCTTCGCGGTAAGCTGCACATGAGCCAATGGGATTTCAACAATGCCTACCGTCCTTATCATCTGCGCAGCATCGGTGAATATTCCTTGAGTAAGGTTTCTCTTGACGACCGCGACCTGCCGCGCCCAATGAAGGATGGCAACCGAGTGAAAGCCTATTATGCCTACGATGTGGTGAGCGGTGCTGTGGTGGGATATGCCTACAACCGGTACAAGACTACCGAGTTATTTTTAGACTGCATGCGAAACATGTTCCAGACCCTGGACCGGAACGGCATGTATATCCCCGCCGAGTTAGAAGTGGAACACCACCTGGTAAGCGACTTTGCCGACGGATTGATGCAAGCCGGTACCGTCTTCCCCCTGATCCGCTGGTGTAACCCCGGGAACTCGCGTGAAAAACGTGCCGAGCACAAGAACCGCGAAAAGAAATACGGTGTGGAGAAACGCACGCAGGTAGGTATCGGCCGATGGTATGCCAAGCTGGAGGCCAACCGCCCGAAGGAAGAAAAGGTGTATGACGAAAAGAACAACACCTACAAGGTGAAGACCTATAGTTATGAAGAATTGGTAGCCGATGATATACGCGCCATTGAGACCTTCAACGCACAGCCTCACCCCAACCAAAAGCGCTATCCGGGCATGAGCCGTTGGGATGTGCTTTGCGCCCATCAGAACCCGAACCTTGCACCTTGGGACAAGGCCGTTCTTTACCGGTTCATCGGACAGCACACCGAAACAACCATCCGGCAGAACACCTACTGCACGGTGATGTACAACCAATACGGACTGCCCAGCCCGGAAATCATCGAAAAGCTGGAGCCGAGGAACTACAAGGTAGATGCCTATTATCTGCCCGATGCCGACGGAACCATCAACGAGGTATATATCTACCAGAACGGACGATATATCGCCACCTGCAAGCCCGTAGCCCGTTACAATGAGAATACAGCCGAGCAGACCGAGTACGACAAGGCAGCCTATACCGAACAGTCCAAGTATGTAGCTCAATTCGACAAGATGATGAAGGACGGCAAGATCAAGCGTGTGGGCATCCTTGCCAAAGAGGAAGCAAAGCTGATAACAGAGGTACAGGCGGAAGCCGTTCCCCTTCCTGCACAAGCCGAGGAAGAAGATTACTCAGCCTATATGGACATCAGTGCCTTCGAGCATGATGCAGTAGCCAAGATATAATTAACGACGTTAGAACGAATTTAAAACAGCATTCAAATGGAAATAACAAATGAAGTAAAGCAACGTATTGTGGCAGCGATAGCCGCCGACCGTGAAAATTATCCCAGTGACAACCGTCATGCTACGGCACTGGGCATAGCCCCCAGTGTGTACAATACCATTAAGCGGGGCAATTATGAAAAGCAGGTCAGTGATGCCAACTGGGTAGGTATAGCCCGAAGATTAGGCGTGCAACTGCGTACAGAAATACCTTGGCTGGCAGCACAGACCCCGACCTACGTGTTTGTGAGCAAGCAGCTGGAAGTGTGCCAGGGAAGCGGGCTGAGTGCCATCCTGTGCGATATGCCCAATATCGGCAAGACCTTTACAGCGAAAGCTTACGTGAAGCAGCACAAGCACGCCGTATATGTGGACTGCAGCCAGGTGAAGACCAAACTGAAGCTGATACGCTACATTGCCAAGGAATTCGGTGTGACCAGCAACGGACGCTATAGCGACGTGTATGAGGATCTGGTGGCCTACCTGCGCACGATTGATACGCCCCTGGTTATCCTGGATGAAGCCGGGGACCTGCAGTATGAAGCCTTCCTGGAGTTAAAGGCGCTTTGGAACGCTACGGAACGCTGCTGTGCCTGGTATATGATGGGTGCCGACGGATTAAAGGAGAAGATCAACCGCGCCATCGAAGGCAAGAAGGTGGGCTATACCGAAATGTTGAGCCGCTACGGTGACTCCTACAGCAAGGTGACCCCGGACGATGCGCAGGAACGCGAAAAGTTTCTGAAGGCACAGGCTGCCATCGTCGCAAAAATCAATGCCCCGGACGGTGCCGACATTGCCAAGATTGTTCATAGCACCGGAGGCGGCTTGCGGCGCGTATATACCGAAATCGAAAAATTAAGGAGGATGCAGGCATGATAAGCAAGATAGAAATGCAAGCGATGGATGCTGTTATCGGTATCCATCGCGAGATGAGAAAAGCGAATGAGATAGACTGGGAACAGCGCAGATATGAAATTGCCAAAAGCATGCTTCCGGTAGTAAGAAGCAATTCATCAGGTATAATGTCTATAAAACAAGTTGCCAGACTTGCTGTGGACTATGCTGATGCTCTTATTGAAGAATTGAAAGGAGGTAACCGTGAAACTGAAGAGAGCCTACAGTCCCGGTGAGG